GGCCGACCGCTGGGATGGCGCGCAATGCCCAGCACGCTGGGAAATCAGACCTCAACAGATGGACCTCGCAGTATGATCGGATATATCGCCCTCGCCGCCTACGCGGCCACTATTCCAGCCGCAAACTGGATGATTGGAAATGTCGGGGAGTGCATCCCCAACGGGCCTTGTCTGATCCCCGTAGGCTTTGGCCTAATGGCCCCGTCTGGCGTGCTTATGATCGGGGCAGCACTAGTCCTGCGGGATGCCGTTCATCGTCTTCTCGGCTGGCAGTGGGCCTTTGCCGCAATTGCAATTGGTGCTGCCTTGTCGTTCCAGTTTTCCCAGCCTGCGCTGGTGATTGCTTCTGTAGCGGCCTTCATCTTGTCCGAACTTGCAGACCTTGCGGTTTATGCTCCGCTTCAGCGCAAGCGGCTGGTGCTGGCTGTTGCTGCCTCTGGTTTGGTCGGTGCCGCCGTGGATAGCGCGGTCTTCCTGTGGCTGGCATTCAATTCGCTCGACTTCATCGCTGGTCAGATCGTCGGAAAGCTGTGGATGACAATTGTCGCGGCAGCCATCCTGATGGCACTCAGGTTTAGAAAAACAAGATGAACAGCCGCACATAACGTGCTACACTGCCCCGCACTACCTCCCTGCTGGACACGCCTGTCCGTAAATGGCCCAGCCGACCCTCCCTCGGCTGGGCTTCTCTTTTGGTCGCAGAAGGTGTATATTTTCGGTCGTTCTCATCTTTGCGTCCGTATGGTATAACGTTCCCTGATCGGGGATTTGAGACATGAGCGAAGTCGGATACAAAAAGCCGCCCAAAAATCGTCAATTCGGGAAGCCGGAAGGAAACCCAGTAGGGAAGACTTCTGACCAAAAGCGCCTTGAACTGGCAAACGCAGAAGCGGCGATGCGTATCCGCGCACGCGCTCTCTCGGCGGTCGAGGCCAAGCTGAACGAATGCAGCACAGAAGAAGCCATAGAAATGCTGGTGGAAGCGGCAATGCTGAAGCTGCTCAAGGACAGCGAGGATCGCGGTCTCGGATCGCCTACGCAATCCATCACAAACCCAGACGGCAGCTTGCGCCCGCAAGATACGTCCGCAGCCGTCCTAGCGGCTCTACAGGCCAAGCATGGCCCTAAGCCCGACTGAAATAGCAGACCTTAGAACAGACCTTCTGCTGTTCGCGCGTCACATGTTCGCCGCGCGCAAAGGCGCAGAGTTCAAGGTTGCACCGCATCACATCGCAGTCTGTCACGCATTGGAACGGCTTGTCATTGGCCAAACCAAGCGACTGATCATCAACATCCCACCCAGATCCGGCAAGACGGAACTGGCCGTCAAGAACTTCATCGCATGGTGCATGGGCAACTTCCCCGATAGCGAGTTCATCCATGCCAGCTATTCCAAGCGATTGGCCGCCACCAACACTTGGGAAAGCCGAGCCATCATGCAGCACGAAGTTTTTGCCGAGATATTCGGAACTCCATCATTCCGCGAGGATAGCAACGCAAAGGATGAATTTAGAACCGAACAAGGCGGGATTGTTTACGCCACTGGTTCAGACGGGACCATCACTGGTTTCGGCGCAGGAAAGATGCGCGACACTTTCGGCGGTGCAATCGTAATCGATGACCCTCACAAAGCTGGCGAAGGCAATTCAGAGACAATGCGCCAGAATGTTATTGATTGGTTCAGCACCACAATGGAAAGCCGCAAGAACAGTCCAGACACGCCCATCGTCGTGATCATGCAGCGGCTGCACGAAATGGACCTAAGCGGATGGCTGTTGTCTGGCGGAAACGGCGAACACTGGGACCATCTCAACATTGCAGCCCGCGATGCATTTGGTGCCAGTTTCTGGCCGGATCAATTCCCAGATGAGATGCTCAATCGCTTAGAGCGGTCCAACAGTTACGTCTTCGCGGGCCAGTATATGCAACGCCCCGCGCCCATCGGCGGCGGAATCCTCAAGGATGAATGGTGGCAATACTATACCGCCATCCCGCAGCTATCCCATCGCCTGATCTTCGCAGATACCGCCCAGAAGACAGGCACACAAAACGATTACAGCGTCTTTCAATGCTGGGGGTATACTCACAACGGGCAGGCCATCCTCATCGATCAAATCCGCAGTAAATGGGAGGCGCCGGAACTCCTAGTGCAAGCCCGCGCCTTCTGGGCAAAGCACAAAGACGGCCCCGGCCCGCTGCGCGCCATGAAGATCGAAGACAAGTCATCTGGCACTGGGTTGATCCAAACGCTCAAGCGCGAAGGCATCCCGGTGATCCCGATTGGCCGCGACCGGGATAAGGTAACACGGGCATATGACGCCGCGCCTAGCATAGAGACGGGAAACGTGTTATTACCCAGACAGGCCGCATGGCTTTCTGACTTTCTTGCGGAGGCTTCTGTGTTCCCAAATGGCGCGCACGACGACCAGCTAGATCCGCTTTTCGACGCGGTTGCAGAACTGATCACGCCCGTTTCCGCGCCATCCATCCGCGCCCTGTGAGGTTTAGATGAAGCTGCCAAGACTGTTCGCTAAACCTGAAGTCAAGGAAAGCCAGGCGCAATCCGTCCTTGTCATCAATCCCGGCCAACCCGTTTGGACGCCGCGCGATTATAAGTCCTTCGCCGAAGAAGCCTATGTCAGAAACGTCATCGCCTATCAGGCCATCAACAAGATCGCCGAGGCCGTCGCGTCCGTTCATTGGGTTGCCTTTCGCGGTGAAACCGAAGTCACCCAAAGTCCGGCCCTTGACCTGATCAATAACCCGAACCCCATGCAATCCGGCAGGGACTTCATCGAAGCCAAGATTGGCTACTTGATGATTTCGGGGAATAGCTACGACGAGCGGATTATGGTTTCCAACCAGCCGCGCGAACTCTACACCCACCGCCCTGATCGCATGAAGGTCGTTCCAGGCCCCAACGGAACGCCCAAGGCCTACATCTACGAGGTCAATTCTCGCCGCGTCACTTGGCCCGTTGATGAAAACGGCAATAGCGATATCCGGCACATGAAGCTGTTTAATCCGCTCAACGATTGGTATGGCCAAGCCCCGGTCGAGGCCGCAGCCTATGCCATCGATCAGCACAACGAGGCCATGAAGTGGGTGCAGGCGCTGCTGCAAAACAGCGCCCGCCCATCCGGCGCCCTCGTATCTGGCGAAGGCCTGACTGATGAGCAATACAACCGCCTCAAAGCCCAGATGGAAGGCCAGTATCAAGGCGGCGGCAATGCTGGCCGCCCGATGCTGCTTGAGGGCGGGCTAGATTGGAAAGAGATGGGCCTGTCGCCGACCGACATGGGCATCGTTGAGGCCAAGCATTCAGCAGCCCGCGATATCTGCCTAGCCTTCGGCGTGCCGCCCCAACTGCTCGGCATTCCCGGCGACAACACCTATTCAAACTATTCCGAAGCCCGCCTGTCGTTCTGGGAGGATACGATTGTCCCGCTCGTTGATCGCTTGGCGCAAGAGTTTACCGCGTTCATCGGCGAACCGTTTGGCGTCGAAATCCGCGCGGACATGGACCAAATCCCGGCCATCGTCGACAAACGCCGCACGCTTTGGGAAATGGTCAACGCATCAACCGTCCTGACCATCAACGAAAAGCGCGAGGCGATGGGATATGACCCCATCGATGGCGGGGATCAGGTCTTTATCGGCATGGGCCAGATCGCCCTTGGCGATGCAGCCCTAAGCGCACAGGACGCCTTGGCGGTGGGCTATGGCGCGCAGGCTCAATAACGTCAAACGGCAGCAGATCCAGCTTCGCAAACTTGAGCGCGAATATCGCGGCAAGCTGGCCGCCGAAATAGCGCGGGCAATGCGGCTGATGCTGGACGCCTACGCCCGCACGGGATCAATGCCGAACCTGCCGGAAGAAACCATCCCGCGCCTGACCGAACTCTGGCGCGAGATGGCGCGATCCAGCATCATGGCATTCGGAAATGACATGCTGGATCAAGGCAAGGCATTTGGCCGAAACTTGGAAACCAAGTCCTTCTTTGATTTCTTTATGCGCCTTGCCGATGAATGGATCTTCGGCGAGATGATACGCCGCCGCATCACGTCCGTCGCTGAAACGACCCGCGCCAATATCG